AGTTCACTCCGGTGATGTCCTGCACGCCGCGAGGTGTCGCGAACGAGAGATTCGTGATGTCATTGCCGATCGCCTCGATGTTGCCGCCCGAGTCGTCCACTGCGACCGTCATACCCATACCACTCTGCTTAGCCACGTGTACCTCCTAGCGGCCCTTTGCCGCCCGTTCCATCTCCGTGTTGAACGTATCCATCCACTCAGGCCACTCGGCCCGCTGTGTGCTGGCGATCATGCCCGAGCGGACCCGTTGGCGGATGAACAGCGGATCAAGCCCCGATGGCAACTTGTGCTCCCCGAAGCACCGCTGGCCGGCCTCGAACGTGAACCGAGTGAGGCCCGTTTCCTGTTTCTCCTCGACGAACTTTCGGCCTGAGTTGCGGCGTATGTAGGCCGCCTGCCCCTGCCCGAGGCCTGAACGTTCGTCGATCTCCGTCCGCCAGCCGTTGAGGTGATGCGGGCACCGGACCTCCGCGCATGTAGCAGGCCGCCAGTGCGTCGCCATTGGCCGCTTGATCGAGAAGAGCTGCCCGGCGTGCAGCAGCGGGTTGGTGGCCTGTTGGATCATGTTCATAGCGTGCTCGTAATGTGCCGAATAAAGGCCGCCCATAGGACCGCGTCCGTGAACGTGTCGGAACTCGCGAACCGGACGTACTTGCGGATCGTCGCCCCGGTCGCGGTGGCCACGCGCTCCGCTCCCCTCGCGGTGAGGGCCGTGAAGGCCAGCCCGGTGACCGCTACGAAGTCGGTGTCGTTGGCCGAGTCCTGTATCTCGCCGTCCACGGTTCCGGAACCGAGCGAGAACACATGCCAGTACGCCGAGGCTCCGAACGCGGTCGACGTGCCGCTGTAGGTGACCGAGGATCCGTTCGCCGCTGATGCGTGCGTGGCCTTGCCCGCGGTCAGTTGCTCGCACCATTCGAGGCCGACGATTGAGTGACTGGAGAGCGCCTGCACCGCGAACTGGATCGAGCCGTCGGCGTTGCGCGTCGGGTCGTAGTTGACCTGCTTGGCCGTCATGCAGGCCGCCGGGTTGCCCAGGGTGGTCCCTCGCAGGTATGAGGCCACGATGTTGGTCGTCGGCAGGGCCGAGAGCGCCACGTGCTCCTGCAACGCCGCGGCGTTGAACCACGACGTGAAGCTGATCTCGCCCGTCCTGAGCAGACCGACGCGCTCGTGCGCCGACGAGTTGATGCCCGTGAGGTCGCCCAGCCCCATCCCGCCCGCGATCCGGGACAGGCTCGCCACGTCGCCCGACAGGTCGTAACCGTGGACGAATGCGTTGTCGCCCAGCCCAGATTGCTTACTCACGAGCGTTTGCCCTTCTTGCCCTGGGCCTCACCGACCGGCGCCTCGACGGCCACGATCACCCCGTCACGCACCCACTCGTCGATCGGCACGTGCGCCGGGAACGCCTCGACGATGTCGCCAGGGCGATAGTTGAGCCACTCCAGCGTGCGCGGATCGAGCACCTTCGCCGTCTTGTCCAGCGGCACGCGTCTCGTCGAGCAGCCCCGTTTGATGAGGTATGACATCTCGTTCTCCTATGCCGCCAGCGTTGCCGAGTCGTCGACCACTAGCGGGACCGTCATGTCGGCGACCCGGAACATCGTGCCGCCCACGTCCACGTAGCCCCAGCGGGTCGAGGCGGGTACGCCGTGCTGGCCGCCAGCGTCGACATTGCGGATCGTGGCTCCCAGGTCGAACTCGCCGAGCAGGTCGCTCCAGACCTCCGACACGATTTCGGCGAGGACCAACTCCGCAGTTTCGGCATTGCTGAAAGCCTCGTGGTAAAGCCGGTTGATGACGACGTGCTGCTCAATAGTCGTTCCCAATGTCAGGATGGCCACGCCGGTAGACGACATGAACACGGCAGACGTGACGGTATCCGGTGGAGCTTTCGGCTCGCCGATCAGAGCGGCCTTCACGTATCCACTGGCCTTCATGTAGCCCTGAATCCGCTGTAATGTCGCTTTTACGTTGTAGGCCATCTAGCTTTGCCCGTACAATGTGGTATATGGAATATTCATGCGTCGAATGCGCCCGTCCGGTGACGAAAAGACGGCGGCAAATGTGCGAGGCTTGCTACTCCCGTTGGTGGCGACGGAACCGTGAGAATCCGCCGATCTGCCAGGAGTGCGGTAAGGGGCCTGCGCGGGCACGCGGCAAATGCCAGAATTGCTATATGCGGTGGTATCGCAAGACGCATGTGGAATTGGTACGCGAGATCGCCCGTCGCTCGAAACAGAAATATGCAAACGATGTACAACATACGGCTGATGTACGCCGACGCCGCGCTGAATATGCGCAGTCACACCCCGACGTGGGGCGTCGCGGTTGGAAGAAATACAGCGCCAAATATCCTGAGCGAAAGCGCGCCGCATTGCGACGCCATTACCAGAAGAATAAAGCCGTCTATTTGGAGAAGTGGCAGAAACGCAACGCATTGAAGCGCGGCGTATCGGTCGAGACGGTGCGACTCGCCGATGTGATCGAGCGCGACCGCGGCCAATGCCACCTTTGCGGTCGCAAGGTGACGGCGGCGACGGCATCAATGGATCACGTCGTGCCGCTGTCCCGTGGAGGCGCTCACGCTTTGGGCAACGTGCGGTTGGCCCACAGCCGATGCAATAGACAGCGGAGCAACCGAGGGCCGGGACAGCCGTTCTTGCTCTAGGTGCCATTGAGTTCTCGCACCGCCTTTTCCACATTCGCCCGCGCAACTGTAGGCACCTGTTTTTCCAACTCTTGACCTACGCGCCGATAGGAGGAATAGCCGCGGAACCGGGTTCCGGCACGTCCAAGTTCGAGCCATGGCCCATAGACCACGCCGCCGTCCGAGATCACGCCTCGCAGGTCCTCGACCACCGTGTGCAGGTTGCGACGGTAGTTGCCCTTGCTGGCCTGCCCTGTGCGCGCCTCCGAGACCGACAGGAACACGCCTGCGGGTCGCGGCCTGAGCATCTGGTCGAGCTTCGATTCGCCGATCTCGACGAGTTGCGCGACCGTGCGCTGCGCGGCCCTCCGCACGATGTTCGGCGCGTTGCCCGAGAACAGCGGCCCGGAGGTTTCGATTCGCACGCTGGCTGTGGTCATACCGATGCAATCCTGAGCCGCTGGTAGTGGTCGACCACGTACTTCCGCAGGGAATCGAGCGCCTTGCCCGTGAACTCGACTTGAGCCTCGCCGGTCCCGATGGTGCGCCCGTAGCCTGAACGCTCCTGCTGGTAGCCCGCGAGGGCCTCTGCGATGGCGAGGCGGCGAATGTCCTGGGGCGGGACGTACTTCGTGACCGCCGTGGTGTCTGCGTGCGTGGCCGCGGTCGTCCCGTTGACGCCGCGGACCACCGTGTAGGTGCGGAACGCATGGACCGCCGTGTCGTTGTCGTGCGCGGCCAGCACGGAGCCGTCGTAGGCGCGGATCACGGTCAGGACGTTGCCGGAAATGGACTCGATGAACATGCGCTCGGAATCGACCAGGATCATCTCGCCGGCGAAAAACAGCGTCCCGGTGTCCACGGTGACCGCTACTTCCGCCTGGCTCGCGGTAAGCGCGCCGTTTAGAAGTTGCGTGGCTACCTGAGCGTTCGCACGCTCGGAGACGAAAAGCTGCTCGCTCTCGATCAGGAGTGTGTCGCCCACGTCGACCAGAGATCCGTTCGAGCCCACCATCGAGACGGCCGAGGCGGATGACGCGAGGCCCGACGCCACGGTCCCTGCTGCTGCGGTGTCCTCCGAGTAGCCCCAGCGACCGGCCACGGAGATCGATCGCTGAGACGTATTGCCCGACTCGAACGCCGCGGACGACGACAGGTCGATCTCGATGCGGTCGTAGGGCGGCGCGAAGTTATCGGGCTCGAGGAAATAGTCGTCCGACGAGATGGTCGTCGGGCTGGCGTCCTGCGCCTTTGTCTGCAGCGTCGTGACGGCCAGCAGGTCGGCGTCCAGCAGCAGGATGCTTGACCGGCCGTTGCGCTGCGGCCAGCGGTACAGGCGCGTCTCGGTGATCGGGATGAACCGGCGCCGGGTGCGGCGGTCGATGTCGCGGGACACCGCCTCGATGATGCGGTCGACCATCGCGTTGAGCGACACGCCGGTGATGTTCCCGGCGCGTTTGACTTGCTCTCGTGTCGCCAGCCAGTTAGGCATCTCGGATCCTTCGCACGCTGCCCCATGTGTAGTTCCCCATTGGACACGAGCGCGTGCCGTCCGGGTGGATGTCCAGAACGTCGCCGTCGATGGGGCAGGCCACGGGCGGCTCCTGCCGTGCCTGCTGTGCAAGCTGGCGGTTCTCGTCGATGATCGCTTTGAGTTGTTCCCACGGCATGGCTAGTCGCCCTCGAAGTTGGGACCGGTGGTAAGCGTCAGATCGATCTCGGTGATTGCGGCGGCGTTTTCCCATCGCATCGAACGGATTAGTACTGCATCGTCGGCAGGTCCATCTAATGTCAGGAAATGCTTATGGCGATCTGTTTCGGCGTATGCGGGGATCAAAACACAACCGCCACCGAAGATATTGGCACCCGCCGAAGCAGCCGGTATGTTGACGACGTTTCTTTCCGCCGAACCTTGCGCAGCTGAAACCGCTGCACCATTACCAGTCAGGTATTGTTGATCGTAATTCGCAGCTGTCACATCATTATTGAATGCTGGTGCCATCGCATCGACCGCCGCCACCGCATCCGACCGGGCGAACACCGACTCCACCAGCACCTCCAACCCAGATGGCACCGCGTGGGTGACCGTCGCGGCGTCCACGGTGAGCTTGTCGTAATCCACGAGCCGCTTGGGGACGTGGTAGAGGGAGATCAGCGAGCCGGACTTAAAGTTAGTGCCGCCTCCGCCCGGTGCGAACAGCAGGGACGTGTACGCCTCGATGTTGGCCCTGCGGCCCGAAGCGACCGCCACGTTCGAGGTCGGCCCCGACGTTTCGTGGTAGCCGGATACGGCGAGGATGTGCGGCTGCTTCACCCCGTTCGCGTGCTGGCTGATCGAGAGCACGAATGCCCCGAACGCGTTCGCGGTCGCGCTGTCGCCCGGTACGCCCTCGATGAAGGCACGGTCTGCCGCCGCCGCTGCCGCCGTGGTCGTGTTGCTCCCAGAGAGCCGCTGGCGTGCGTAGTTGGCGTCCGTGGTGTCGGCGTTGACCGTAACGTCGATGTCGTCGGATGTTGCCGCGCGATCGGTGCGCACGAAACCAAGCGCCACAAGATCGCCGTCCAGTTGCGGGATGCTGGAGAACGTCACCGTCCCATCGGCGGCGAGTAGCTGCTCTTCGACGAGATACCGTTCGTCCACGGCGCAGAGCCAGAAGATGGAGTTGGCGACGAACGTGCTGCTGCTCGTCAGGATGTCAATGCGCGTAATCGCGGCCACGTTCGCCCAGCGTCCAGCGATGGCATCGATGCGGTTCTCGACTTCGCCGCCGAACGACAGAGTGGCCTTGTGATTCGCGGCCCCCGCGTAATACGGGATCACGATCATGCCGCCGCCAAAGAGGTTCGCCCCGGTTGGCGCTTGCCCAAGTCGAATGCTGGTCTCGCCCGTGACCCGCGCCGCGGCCGCCACCGCCCCAGTCCCGACTAGTAGTTGTTCGTTGTAATTGGCCCCGGTGTCGGCGTTGAACTGCAAAAGGGCCATATCCGCGGTGGCGGTTTTTGCCCCGTTCCAGATCACGGCAAGATGTCGGGTTCCGCTGGGTATCGAATAGTCCGCGAGGGTAAACGTGACCGACGCGGCGGCTGCGCTGAGCTTCTGCTCACCTACGACGCGCAGGGGCAGGTTGAACACCCTAGACCTCGATCACCCGTGTGGCACCGGGTTCGAGGCGGATCGGGCTCATGCCCATCTCGATCTCGCCCGCCTTGTAGATATGCAGGCCCACGGCGATGGGATCGGAGTACGCGCCGA